GGCGCGGCAGACGGCGTGCCAGCGCGCAGCTCGGGCGGCTGCAGCCGACGGCGCGTTTTTTGGGGCGGGGTGCCGCGCTTGATCGTCGTCCGCCAATGTTTCTCTCCGTGGCGCCAGCGGCGCCCTAGCGGCCGCTGCTGCGGTCTGGCACGCTCGGGTCGTGGCAGGCGTGCGTCGCGTGCGGCGCTCTCTGGACGTGACTGTGCGGGCGTTGCGGCGTGCTGGGCGGCTCGAGCAGGTCGATGAGGCGCTGATCGGTCTGGCTCGGACGTTGGCGGATGAGATCGACGACGAGCATGCCGACCCGGCCGGGTCGCGGTACGTGACGGCGACGCTGGCCGGCAGGTTGGCGGCGGTGCTCGAGCAGCTGCGCGGCGGACCGGTCGCGCCGACCGGTGAGGATTCTTGGGATGCCGCCTTCGCCCGTTTGTCGGCCTCGCTTCGCGACGAGCAGGAATAGCGCCCGAGCGACGGTCGGTCTCGAGGTCGCGACGTTTCTGGCGCTGCTCCGGAACGGCGATCGGCCGTATCCCTGGCAGCGGCTCGTCGCCGACGTCAGCGGCGAGATCGACGAGTCAGGCGTCGGCTATGCGTATCCGATCGTGGTGCTGGTCGTGCCGCGTCGTGCGGGTAAGACGCTGCTGACGTTGGCGCGCGGGCTGGCGGGCGCTCGCCGGCAGCGTGATCTGCGGGCGTGGTATACGGCGCAGCGACGTGAGGATGCGGCGCGTACGTTCCGGGATGAGTGGGTGCCCGCGATCACCTCGAGCGATCTGCTGGATTCGCAATTTCGGCTGTATCGCGGCGCCGGGAAGGAGGGCGTTTGGGCGCGGCGCGGCAGCTCGCGGCTGCAGATTTTCCCGCCTACGGAGACGGCGTTGCACGGTCACAATGCCGATCTCGTCGTGTTCGACGAGGCGTGGGCGTTCGATACGTTGCAGGGCGACGCGCTCGAGGCGGCGGCGCGGCCGGCGCAGCTGACGCGGCCGTGGCGGCAGCTGTGGATCGTGTCCGCGGGTGGGACGGTCGAGTCGACGTGGCTCGATCGTTGGATGACGCTGGGGCGGGCGGGCGCGCAGGGCGTCGCCTATTTCGAGTGGTCGGCTGACGATCAGGCGGCCGATTACGACCCGGCCGACCCTGCGGTCTGGCGGGCGTCGCATCCGTCGCTCGGGTACGGGTTCCGCGAAGATGAGCTGGCGGTGCTGTGGGCGACGAAAACCTCGACCGCAGAGTTCGAGCGGTCGTATCTGAACGTGTGGCCGCGGCCGTCTGAGATTGTGGCGCAGGCGATACCGCTCGAGGCGTGGGCGGCGTGCGTCGACGACGAGAGCACGATCGACGACGGTACGTCGATCAGCTGGGGCGTCGACGTGACACCCGAGCGGCACCGGGGCGCGATCGCGGCGTGCGCGGTGCGGGGCGACGGGAAGGTGCACGTCGAGATCGTCGAGCATCGGCCGGGCGTCGATTGGGTCGTGGGACGCGTCGCGCAGCTCGCCGCGCAGCACCGGTCGCGGTCGGTTGCGCTCGATCCGGGCGGACCTGCGGGCGCGCTGGCACGCGACCTCGAGGCGGCCGTGGCCGTGCCGGTCGTCGTCGTCGGCGGCCGCGACTACGCGCATGCGTGCGCCGGGCTGTACGACGACGTGACCGCGGGTCGGCTCGTGCACCGTACGCAGCCGGTACTCGACGACGCAGTGACCGCGGCACGCCGGCGCACGATCGGCGACGTCTGGGTCTGGGCACGCCGGTCGCTCGCCGATATCTGCCCGCTCGGTGCGATCACGGTCGCCAGGTTCGCGGCGACCGACGTGCGCGGTCGCGTCGCGACCTGGACGGTCTACTAGTCGCCGACGTCGCTATCGGGTGCACCAACGTCGAGCTGCGCCGCGTCCGCGTCCGCGTGCGCGGCCTGCGCCTCGAGGTCCGCAGCCTGCGCGCGCAGCGCCGCGGCTCGTGCCTGCAGCTCGTCCTGACGCTCGTCCGGGTCGACCGGGGTGCTCACGCCCGGAGTATCGCACGCACGGCACCCGGTGACTAGTGACTAGGCGTCTGGGGACTAGTTGTGGAAAACTCCGGGCGTGCAGGCGCTCGAGCGTCAACCGGCGCGGCCGGTCACGCGGACCGCGGCGCCGCACGCGACGAGCGGCGCGATCTCGGCGGTACCGCAGACCGTCGACCTCGCGCTGTACGCCGGCGACGATTTCATGCTGGCGGTCACGGTCACGAATCCCGACAACTCACCCGCGGATCTGACCGGCGAGACCGCTACCGCGCAGGTGCGCGCGACGGCGGGCGCGGCGGATCCGGCCGCGGGCGCGTTCGTCTGTTCGATCGCGGCGAACGTCGTGACGCTGACGCTCGCGCACGCGGTGACGGCGACGCTGCCCTCGTCGGCGGTCTGGGATTGTCAGCTCACTAGCTCGACCGGCGACGTGCGTACGATCGTGCACGGCGCGGTGACGATGACGGCCGATGTGACGCGGCCGTGACGAGCGTCAGCGCGCCTCCGCCCGAGACTGTGACCGTCACCGCGCCGCAACCGCTCGACGTGACCGTGACCGCACCGCCGCCGCTGACGGTCGGCGTGCAGTCGGGCATACCCGGACCGCCCGGACCGCCCGGACCTGCGGGCGCGCCGGGCGCGCCGGTCGCGCTGCCGCCACCCGCGACCGGTACGACCCTGCAGGCGTACGTCGACGAGACCGGCGAGCAGTGGATCGCACGCGGTGACATATCCGCAGGCGCATGGAAACGTGGCCGCGACGTGCTCCACGCGTACTGGTACCGGACCGCGGCGTTCACGGTCGCGGCGTCGAAGAGCATCCTCGCGATGGATACGAAAGCGAAAGACGATTACGGGCTTTATGACGGCGCCGGAAATTTCACGGCGCCGGTCAGCGGCTGGTACGGCTTCACGGTTTCTATCGGCGCCGCGTCACCCGCGGCCGGTACCGCAGTCTTCGGCGTCGTCTCGCAGTCGGGCGCACCGGATCGGCTGACCGCGCTCGCGCTCGCGGGCGGCGCCGGGAATGTCTCGGTACCCGCGACCGGCCGGCAGTATCTGGCCGCGGGTACGCGGCTGATAACCAAGTGTTACGCGTCGGTCGCGCTGACCGGGACGCCCGGACTCGACCGCACGTATTTCGACGTCTCGTATCTCGGGACGGGCTGAGATGCGACTCTGGCGCGCGAAACCTCCGCCCTTGCCGGATACCCGCGCGCAGGTCGCGGCGGCGCCGACGTTGCCGATCGGCGGCGCGGGCGGGCTCGAGACGCTGTGGGCGGCGATCGCGGCGGGCGTATACGGCGGCGGCAGCGTGCCATCGGGTATGGGGCTGCAGAATGCGCCGCTGTATCCGATCTCCGAGTCTGAGGTGCTCGCGATCCCGGCCGTGAGCGCGTCACTGTCGCTGATTACCGCGTTCGTCGTGCAGATGCCGCTGCAGGCGGTCGACGAGACGCAGACTCCACCCGCGCCGGTCGTACCGACGCCGCCGATCCTGCGGGCGCCGACCGGTGATCCGCGCGCGACCGGTCTCACGCTCGCCGATTGGGAAGACGAGGTGATACGCGATCTCGGTCTGTGGGGGAACTACGTCGCGGTGCTCGGCGATCTCGGCTGGGATGGCTGGCCGCGCGTCATGTATCCGATACGGGCGGGATGGTGGGCGGTCGTCGTCGAGCAAGGCCGCGTTATCTACCGGATCGGCGGCGTCGACTACGACCCGTCCGAGATATTCCACGTCGCGATCAACCGCGGGACCGGTGAGCTGATCGGCCGCGGTCTGCTGACCGGCAATTCGGATCTCGTCGCGGCGGCGGTGATGGCGGAACGGTTCGCGGCGCGGTATTTCCAGACGGGCGCGGTGCCGAGCGTGCACGTCGAGCACCCGAACCCGGACCTGACCCAGACCCAAGCCGACGACCTCAAGGCGAAATTCTTAGCGTCGGTCGCCGGCACGCGCGAACCGGTCGTGACGCCGCTGGGCACCAAAATTACGGTGCTGCCGAATGACGCGGTGGCGGCGCAGCTCGTCGAGGCACGCAAGTGGAACAATCAGGCGCTCGCGCTGGCGTTGGGCGTACCCGCCACGATGCTCGGACTCGACGCGCCGGGAATGATCTACCGGAACCTGACGCAGGCGAATCAGCAATTCATCGAGACGACCGTGCAGCGGTACATGCTGCCGGTCGAGCAGCAACTTTCGGCGCAGACGTTGCCGCGCAATCTTGCGGCGCGGTTCGATCCGGTCGGTCTGACGCGCCCGGACGTGAACGACCGCGCGACGCAGGCGATCGCGCTGTACGGCGCGGGGATTATTGATCTCGACGAGGCACGAGCGATGATCGACCTGTCCGAGGCATCCGACGAGCTGGCCGCGTCGCAGGCAGGCACGACCGAGCAGACCGACGTCGTAGCGCCTGCTGCGCCGGCGGGTGTACCGGCGCCGCTCGCGGCGCAGGTTGCGGGCGTGCTGCCGTTCGCGTCGATCGTGGGAGGCTGACGTGACCGAGATGCTCGAGCATTACGTGCGTCAAGCGGCGCTCGAGGTCGACGGCGACGGCCGCACCCTGACCGGCTACGCGGTGCCGTACGGCGTACCCGCGGAGGTCGACGACGGCGACGGTCCGTACCTCGAGGCGTTCGACCGGGGCGCGTTCCGGCACGTCGTCAAGGCGCCGCGCGTCGTCGAGCTGCGTTACCCGCACGGCCGCGACCTTGACGGCTGGGTCGGAAAGACCCTCGAGCTGGTCGAGCGCGACCGCGGACTGTGGGGGCGGTGGCGGCTCGACGACCCGGACGAGCACCCCGCGGCGGCGCTCGTCGGTTACAAGGTCCGCGACGGGCAGCTGCCCGGTCTGAGCGTGAGTTTCACGCCCGGCGCGACCCGCGAGCTACGCCGCGACGGCCGGCTCGTGCGGGTACGCCAGACCGTCAAGGTGCTGCATCACGTCGCGCTCGTGCCTGATCCCGCGTACGCGCCGGTCGAGCCGCTCGCAGTACGCAGCAGCAGCTCGACGCCGGGCGCGGAGCGGGCGCGCAGCTGGCGGGCGTCGTGGCAGGAGTGGCGTGACGCGCTTACACTCCCGCCCGGTAAGCCGACACCCTGACGGCTGACGATCCGACACCCGCGGGCGCGCTCGCGACACCCGGCGATCAGGCGCAGACACCCGGCGCAGTATCCCTGCGTTACGGAGGTCTACGACGATGCCTACGCCCGTACCCGGATTTATCGAGCGCCTCGAGCGTCAACGCGACGGCGCGCTCGCCACGATCGACGGAATTCTCGAACGACTGAACGACGACGACCGCGAACCGACCGAGATCGAGCAGCAGACGCTGACCGACGCCCGCCAAACCCTCGAGCGGTCGCAGACCCAACAGACGGAATGGACCGAGCTGCTCGAGACGCGCGCGGGCGGCGACGAGATCCGTAACCGCGTGCACGGCGCGCTCGCCCGGTCCGGTCAGGCGCAAGGCGCACGGCGCGTCGAGCGCGACCCGGCGCCGCTCGAGGTCGGCGAGGTCTGGCGCTCGGCGGGCGAATACGCCGCGGATTTCGTCGTCGCGCACGGTCACGATCTCGGCTTCGGGTCCGATCGCGACTACGACCGCGCCCGGCAACGATTCGAGCGTGCCGCGTCGGCTCGGCTCGAGCGTGCCGATCAGACCACGGCCGACAACCTGGGCGTTCTGCCGACGCCGATTCTCGGTCCGGTCGTCACGTTTCTTCCGACGGTCCGGCCGTTCTTAGGGTCGATCGCGGCGCGGCCGATGCCGGCGAGCGGTAAGACGTTCTCGCGGCCGGTCGTCAGCCAGCACACGACCGTCGCGCCGCAATCGACGGAGAAGACGGCGCTCGCGTCGCAGAAAATGACGATCAATGCACTGCAGGTGACGAAAGGCACCTACGGCGGCACGCTCGATATTTCGTTCCAGGATCGTGACTGGACCGACCCGGCAATTCTGCAGATCGTGTTCGAGGACCTCGCCGCGGAGTACGCGTTCGCGACCGACGCCGCGGCGTGCACCGCGTTCAAGGCGGCGGTCACGACGACGATCGCGCTCGCGGACGCGACGCAACCCGCGGCATGGCTGGGTGCGATCTACTCCGCGGCGGCGTCGATCGCGGCGTCAACCGCGAACCGGCTGCCGGACACGCTGTGGGTTTCGACCGACGTGTGGCGGGCGCTCGGGATGCTGTCCGACACACAGGGGCGGCCGCTGTTCCCGGTGCTCGGTCCGATCAATGCGGACGGCACGATGCAGCCGGGCGAGTGGGCTGCGAATCCGTTCGGGCTGCGCCTGATCGTCGACAACAATCTGGGCGTCAAGACCGCGATCGTCGGACTCTCGACCGCGACCGAGTATTACGAGCAGATCGGCGGGCTCGTGAGCGTGACCGAGCCGTCAATTCTCGGCTATCAGGTCGCGTACTACGGCTATTTCGCGGCGGCGACACCCGCGCCGTCCGCGTTTCGGTCGATCGTGATTACGACGATGCCCGCGGCGGCGGAGGTCGAAGGGCTCGACGAGCCGACACCCGAAGACGAGCCGAGCGGCGGCGTGACCGGCGGACGCGCCCGCGCCACGAGATAGGGGAGGTACGGCGAATCCCGGCGCCGTCATTGCGCGACGGCGCCGGGCGCCACCCGATATGACGATCACGCTCGCGTATCTCACGACCGACGACCTGAAGACCTATCTGCGGATCACCGACGCGATCGACGACGCGCTACTGGCGGGGATCGTCGACGCAGTCATGCAGCAGCAGTACGCCCGCTGCCCGTCACTGTTCGAGCAGCTGGCGCTCGAGGTGAACCCGCTCGACTATCCACCCGCGGCGCCGACGCCGGTCAGCGACGTACCGGCTGACCTGTTCGAGGCGGCGCTGCTGCGCGGCGCCCGGCTGTACGCCCGGCGCGCCAGCCCGGAGGGGATCATCCCGCTCGGTGATCTCGGCGTCGCCCGCGTCCCGCGCTTCGACGTCGATATCGACGCGCTCGAGAGTCCGTGGCGTGACGTGGTGCTCTCGTGACCGCGACCGTACGGTGCGTGACCGTCGACCTCGCGGCGGTGCGCGTCGCGCTGACGGCCGCGCTCGAGGCGGAAACGTTCGAGGGTGCGCCGGTACGCGTCTCGCCCTGGTTGGCGGATACGTGGGCGCCGCCGTGCGCGCTCGTCGGCGCATTCTCGATCCAATTCGAGGACACCGCCTACGCCGGGCTGCCGACCGCGCTCGTGACCGTGAAGCTCGTGGTCGGCGCGCAGGCGCAACGGCCGGCGCAGCTCGCGCTCGACGAGCTGCAGACGGTCTACGCGTCGGCGCTGCTCGCCGACCGCACGCTCGGCGCGGTCGTGACCGACGTCCGCCCGGTCCGTACGACGGCCGTGCTCGTGCTGCGCGGCAGTCAAGAGCTACCGGCCGCAGATTGCGAGACCCTGATCGTCTTTTAGGAAGGACACCCGATGGCGAACCCCGCGTTTATTTTCGTCAATCCGACCGTCACGCTCGGCACGCCCGGTACCGACGTGACGTGCGAGCTGAGCAAGGCGGAGCTGACGCCGAACATCACGATGATCGACGTCGGCAGCCTGTGCGGACCGGCGGAGCTGCCCGGCGATATCAAATGGACACTCGATCTCGACGGATTCCAGGCGTACGCGACGACCGACCTGCTGATGTATCTGTTCACGAATCGGCGGACGCAGCAGCCGTTCACGCTCGTCTGCAAAGACGAGGCAGTGTCAGCGACGAATCCGAGCTGGGCGGGTACGGTCGTGTGTGTGCCCGGTCAGGTCGGCGGCACGCAGGCACAAGCGGCAGTGTTCACGGCGTCGCTGCCGCTGATCGGCGACCCGGTACCGTCGATCACTCTCGCCGCGGACGAGAGCAGCAGCTCGAGCCGCTCGAGCGCCCCTGCAGCAGCGACCGCGTAAACCCGAATGGCGGCGACCGTCCGCAGCTCGGCGCTCGCGATCGACGTCGAAGGTCTGGCGCCGCTGCTGCGCGCCTTCAACAACTACGGCCGCGAAGCTAACGCCGAGCTACGCACCGCGTCGCGGAAGGTCGCGCAGTACGCAGTTGACGGGGCGCAGACGCGCGGCGCGAGTATCGGCCGGCAGGCGGCGCTGGCGGCGACGTCGCTGCGCACGACGTCGGATCGCGTACCGGCGCTGATCTACGGCGGCGCGAAACGCGTCGGGAAACGTAAGACACCGGTCGGCACGCTGATCTTCGGCGCCGAATTCGGCGGCCGCGGGCAGCCGACGACGCAACAATTCTTGCCGCACCGCGGCCGCGACGGCTATTTCCTGTTCCCGACGCTGCGTGCGCAAGGGCACGCCGCCACCGCGGTATGGCTCGCCGCGCTCGACGATCTCGGCGCGCGCTGGGCGGCGGGCGGCTGAGATGGCAGACGTCCGGTCGCTCACCGTCAAGTGGATCGGCGACGTGACGTCGCTCGTCCGGTCGACGAAGGCCGCAGAATCCGCGGTGAAGCAGACCGGGAAAGGGATCGAGACCGCGGGCTCGAAGATGGGCGGCACGTTCGGCAAGCTCGGACAGGTGCTCGGTACGTTCAATCTGCCCTTTAGCGGCAGCGCGAAGAAGATGCAAGGCGAGCTGTCCAATCTCGAGCAGGCGGGCGTCACGAGCGGTAGCGGTATCGGCGGCGCGATGACCGCGGGTATGGGCGTCGCGGGCGCAGCCGCGATCGAATTCGGCCGCGAGGCGATCCAGGCGGCGGAGGATTTCAACAAGGCGCACGAGCGTCTCGCGGTCGTGGTCGGCAACGTCGGCGAGAGTATGACGACTGAGGGCGGCAAAATTCAGGGCGCGGATAGCAGGCTCGAGAAGCTCGGTTTCAGCTCGACCGAGACGGAGGGCGCGCTCGCGAAGCTCGTACCGGTGACGCACGACGTCGGGAAGGCGTCGACGCTGCTCGGCGTCGCGACCGATATCGCCCGCGCCCGCAATATGTCGCTCGACGAGGCGACCGGTCTGCTCGTCGCGGTCGAGGGCGGCCGCCTCAAGGGTCTGAACAAGCTCGGGATCGCGACGAAAGACGCGTCAGGTCACACGATCACGGCCGCGGAAGCGGTCGTGAAACTCAATCAGGCATTCGGCGGCGCCGCGTCAACCTACGCCGATAGCTACGCAGGCAAGCTCGCAGTGATGAAGGCGGAGACGACCGATCTCAAGGTCGCGCTCGGGAATCAGCTGATCCCGATCCTCTCCAATTTCGCGGGTGGTGCCACGATCGCGCTCAACGGTCTAGACACCGCGTCGAAACATATGCACGTCAATTTCTCGCGGGTCGCGTCCGACGTGCTCTCGCTCGGTCTCGACGAATTCCGACGCAAGATCGAGGCCGACTCGAAGGCGCAGAACACCGCCGCGGACGTCACCAAGAAGCTCGCGGCGGCGCAGCAGGCATACGCCGATGATCTCGCCGCGGGTGACACGACGTCGCGCAAGGCATACGACGACCGAAAGGCGCTCAATACCGAGCAGGCGAAGGCGAAGGCGATAACGGATGGGCTGACCGCGGCGGCGACAACCGCGACCGGCGCGCAGCAGCAGCAGACCGCAGCCGAGAAAGCCGCGACGAAAGAATCGCAGGCGCACGCGAAGGCGCTGCAGACCGAGACCGACGCGATACTCGGTACCCGCGACGCGAATATCGCGCTCGATAATGCGACGCTCGGCGTCTCCGACTCGCTCGATACGTATAACGCGAAGGCGCTCATCGCGGTACAGGCGGGCGGCAAGAACGCGCAAGCTAACCGCGATTGGGAGAAGGCGAGCAACGACGTCAAGGGCTCGATCGACGGCGTGGCGTCGTCGGCGAAGGCGGCGGCGGATCAGCAGGATGATCTGCGGGGGAAGGCGCACAGCGTCGCGCACGAGACCGACGCCGAGCGGGGCGCGCTCGAGAAGCTGCGCGGCACGATCGCGCCCGGTAATCCGTTCCGGTCGTATCTCGATCAGCTGATCGCGCAGCTCGACCGGGCGGCGGCACCGCGGACCGAGACGTTTCACGCGCAGATCATCGCGAGCGGACCTGCGGGCGCGATCGTGTTTCACCCGTCGACGCAATCGGTCAACACGCCCGGCAGCGTGCGCCTCTTTCAGCACGGCGGCGTCGTGCCCGGTCCGGTCGGCGCGCCGGTACCGGCGATCGTGCACGGCGGCGAAGAGGTACTGACACCCGAGCAGCGGCGCGGTGGCGGCAATAACTACAGCATTACGGTCAACGTGGCGCCGGGCGCTGATCCGGCCGCGACCGGTAAGGCGGTCGTCGACGCGATCCGCGCCTACGAGCGTCGCAACGGCTCGAGCTGGCGCGGTGCGGCGTGATCGACGCGCTGTGGTCCGATTGGGTCGAGGTCCGCGTGCAGCTCGCGATCGGGTCGAGCAGTGGCGCCGACCCGACGTTCACGCTCGACGATCCGACATTCAGCCAGCTCGACTACGCGGTGCTCGGCTCGCCTACGGCGCCGTACGTCGACGTGACGTGCGACGTCCGGCAGGTCGCGTACCGGTGGGGCGCGACGCGGACCGATGGCGTGCTGACCCGCTGGGAAGCCGCGTCGGCGACGGTCGTGCTCGATAACAATGACGCGCAGTATCCGATCGGTGGCGACGATACGCCGCTCGTGCCGATGATCGGTCTCGACGTGCAGGCGCGCATCGTGCAGCCGACCGTGGGCGCGTGGGTGCCGTTGTTTACCGGGTACGTGAACGCGTACCTGCTCGCCTTCGACCCGCACACGCTCGACTGCACGGTCACGCTGCAGTCGACCGACGCGACCGCGCTGCTCTCCGCGTACAACGCGCCCGCGCAGTCGCCGCTCGGCGAAGGTGACACCGCGAGCCAGCGCGTCGACCGGATACTGACCGAGGCGGAGTGGACCGGCGCCCGTGACCTGCAGGCGGGCGGGCGGATCATGGCCGCGACGACGCTCGCCAATGACGCGTGGACCGAGCTGCTATTAGTGAACGACTCCGAGCTCGGCGCCGTGTTTATCGCGCCGTCAGGTGCGGCGACGTTCCGGACCCGCGAGACGGTTATGGGCGCGATCGTCTCGTCCGCGGCGCCGGTCGCGGATTGGGGTCCGGGCGCCTCCCAGCTCCGCTACGAGGACGTCGTCACCGCGAGCGATGACACCCTGCTCAAGAACATCGTCGACGCGGCACGGCCGAGTGGCACGCAGCAGACCGCACGCGACGGCGCGTCGGTTTCTAAGTATCTGCCGCACCGCTGGGGGCGGAACGATCTCGCGCTCGATACCGACGGCGACGTGCAGGCGTGGGCGTCGCTCGTGCTGCAGACCTCAAGCGTGCCGTTTCGTCGTGTCGACGCGCTGACGGTCACGCCGCAGGTCGACCCGGCGCACCTGTGGCCGATCGTGCTCGCGACCGCGTATCTCGACCGCTGGCACGTCGACGTCGACCCGGCCGTGCACCCGGTCGCGATCTCGACCGACGCGCTCGTGCGCGGCTGGGCGGTGACACTCGACCGGGTGAGCTGGACCGTCACCTACGCGCTCTCATCGACGGCGGGTTTCGCGCCGTTCATTCTCGACGACCCGAACAATTCGCAGCTCGATCTCGTGCGGCTCGGATAGGGAGGCAGCAGCTATGCCCGGAATGAAGACATGGGCGTACCTCGAGCGCGTGACGTCCGCCGATCAGAACGCGTTTCTGCAGTCGCAGGTCGTCGCACAATTCACGTCCGCGGCGCAGCGCGACTCGCAGTGGCCGACTCCGCCGATCGGCGCGGTCTGTTACGTGCAGGGCGCCGGGCTCGAGACGTACAACGGCACCGCGTGGGTACCGCTCGGTACCCCGCGCGGAATCATTGCGAGCGGCGCGAGTGGCAGTCCCGCGGTCGGCGCGGTGATGCCGCTCGCGACCGTGATCGGCGGCGCCGCAGGATGGCTCGCCGCGAACACGATCACGATCCCGGTCGGCGCGGGTGGGCTGTATCAGATCTCGCTGCAGATCGGCTACCTGTCGGCGGCGATCCTGAACGGCGCCGAGCTGCGCGACAGCTCGAACGCGCCGCTGGGTATGGCGCTCAATATGATCTCGACCGCGCCATCGCAGACGGTCTACCAGCAGGGGAGCTGGCTACGGCAGTGCGCGGATAGTCAGACGTTCCGGGTCGTCTGGACCGCGAACGCGCCGACGAGCGCGAGCGTCGTGCGGTTGTCACTGCTGCGGATCGGCGACTCACTCGCAACCGCATAACGAAAGGTGAGGCTATGACTCCGACCGAACCGAACGAGCACGACGAGGGCGAGACCGACGAGCAGCGCGAGGCAGCCGACGACGCCCGCGGCGAGCGCGATCACGAGCAGCACGACGAGAGCGACGAGGCGGACTAGGTGGCGGCGCCGGTCTCGCTCGTGACCGTGCACCACGAGGGCGCAGGCGCGCCGACTGCCGACCCGAGCCGGTACGCGCACGGCGGCTACACGTACGGATTCGGTCTCGGGTCGTGGGCGCGGCTGCGTGACGTCTGGGCGTCATACGCGACGCTCGATTACAACGGCGTCAGTCTCGATCTGTGTCTGAGCGGTAACCGTATGGACCACGCGGTGACTGACGACGATCTCGCGTCGATCCGGGCGGCGTGCGCCGACGCGAGGGCGCGCGGGTACGTCGTCTCGGCGCCGACCGTGCGGGCGCACAAGGATTCACCGGGTAGCGGCACGGTCTGCCCTGGCGACCGCACGATGCAACGATGGTCTGAGGTCGTCGCGGCGTGCACCGGCAGCTCGAGCACGAGCGCGCCGCCTACTACCGGAGGTGATCTCTTGACAACCGTGGCCAGTAATCAGCGGCCGAACCCGGCCGGGCGCGTACCGACCGCGCGGCCGGTACCGGCGCTCGCGTGCATCCTGTTGGAGAACGGCGCATCACTGCGTGGCGACAAGGCGAGCGGCAGTAATCGGGTCTGGCAGTCGACCGACGCCGCGGTCAAGGCGGCCGGGAGCCGGCTGCTCGATATCGCGCCGACCGTCGACGCAGGCGGGCGCCCGGACGGGCGCGGCGTCGTCGCACTGTTCGATCTCGGCAACAATCAGACCGGCTCATATCTGCTCGAGTGGTCGTCGTGACGGCCGCGCTCGTGGCCGCGTCGTACCTTGCGAACAAACCCGCGGGCGTCGTGCTCGTATACCTGATCGTCGCCGCGGTGCTGTGCGCGGTCGCGGCGGTCGTCGCAGGGATGGCACGCGACCTGTACCGGGCGCTGATCGCGGTCGCGCTGCTCGGTCTCGTGGCCGCGTTTCTCACGCACTAGCCGCGTCCGGGCGTCTCGAGGTGCACGCGCTCGAGGCGCTCGAGCTGACGACGCTCGCCGCGGTGGCGCTCGTCTGCTGGGTGGCGCTGCTCGTGTGGCTGCTGCGCTGAGCGGCGCGCGGGCGGCTCGGCAACCGCTCCGAAGGTTGCCACCTACGGCGCCGGGCGTCACCCGCGCGCACGCTCGACCGCGAAGGGTAGATCGTGCGTCTGAGCGGAGCCGCGCCACCTGCGCGCCACCTGCGAGAGCGCGTTTGCGCAGGTCAGCACGTCGGGCGCGTATAACTGCCGATTGTGTCGCGGACGGGACGCACGTACCCTGACCTGCAGACATAGCGGCACGTAGGTACCGTTACGGCCGTTAGATACGCCACCCGACTGGGGCGGCGCCACCTCGTCCGCCACCCGGACATACCGGGACGGGACACCTCCGAAGGGACAGCAATGACTGCGAACAATTTCCGGCCGCGGTGGTACGTCTGGCTCGTCGGCGGCGAGCACCGCGCCGACGAGCTGCCGCACTTTCTGCCGTCGCTGATCGTCTGCTGCGCGGTGCTCGTGCCGCTGGCGGCGCTCGTTTACCTCACTCGATAGCGCACCTCACTCCGAAGGGAACACGCACAATGATCCAGCACCTCAGTAACGGCCGGTACAAGGTGACGGTCGAGCGGCGCTCGCACGACGGCAAGCGCGAACGCGTCTGCCGTACCGAGGACACGCTCGAAGACGCGCAGGCGCGCGAGCGGCAGCTGCGCGCACGCCCCGCGGCCGCGGACCGTATGACGGTCTCAGATGCGGTCGAGCGGTATCTCTCGCTGCACGGTCCGCGGTTCGCGCCGAATACGCGGCTCGGTTACGGGCAGCAGGCGCGCCGCGTGCGCGGCTCGTGGGTCGGCGAGACGCGCCTCGACCGCCTCGACGTCGACCTGCTCGAGCGGTACTACTCCCAGCTGCTCGACGGCAGCGACGCACCCGGTGCCGGCGTGCTCTCGACGCGCTCGGTCCGCCTGATCCGGGCGCTGATCCGCGCCGCGCTCAATGACGTCGCGCGGCCGCCGCTGCGGTGGGTGCAGCGCGAGCAGTACGAGAGCGCCCGCGTGCTCGGCGCCGCACCGCGCCAGCGTGCGCACGAGACGCTCGATCTCGGCGAGGTCGCGAAGGTGCTCGCGGCGGGTGACCGTGAGGTGCGCGAGATCGTGCAGCTGGCGATCGCGACCGGCGCTCGGCAAGGCGAACTGGCGGCGCTGCGCTGGCGTGACGTCGACCTGCTCGGCGGCGTCGTGCGGATCGAGGCGACCGTGACCCGCGCCGCGCTCAAGGGCGCACGGGGCGAGACGCAGCTCGTGCGCAAGCCGACGAAAACCGGGCGGCCGCGGCACGTCCGCGTCGACGCGTCGTGCGTCGCCATGCTGACCGACCGCTACGCCCGCCAGCTCGAGCAAGCGGCGCACGCCGGTCTCGACGTCGACGACGATCTCGGCGACCGTGCGGTGCTCTCGGTCGTGCTCGAGCGCGGTCACGTCGACCCGCGGTCGCTCGGTCAGCGGTGGCGCCGGGCGCGCACGGCGGCGAAGGTCGGCGACGTCAGATTTCACGACCTGCGGCACGTCTCGGCGACGTCGATGCTCGCGGGCGGCGTGAACGTCGTGAGCGCGGCGGCGCGCGGGTGGTCGTCGTCGCAGACGATGCTCGACAGCTACGCGCACGTCGTGAGCGGCGTCGACGACGGCGCGACCTCCGCGCTCGAGGCGACGTGGCACGCAGTGAGCGGCCGTATCTGAGAGTCGACTATCAGACCGTGAGCGGCCGTTAGCTACTTATACGGCGACAGTCGGCTACTTATACGGCACGCGTCGCGCGTATTGGCAGGTCGCAGCCTATGGACCGATAGCGGCCGTGAGCGTATGTTCGACGCTCGACGGCGCGCGGGACCGCGGGCGCTGCAGCCGGGCGGCTGAGAATTTCGCACGACCGTCCTAGGGGGTACCGCCGCCATGAGCGACGACGACCGCAGTCCGTACCTAACCGTCCCAGAGGTAGCCGCGCACCTCCGCTGCGCCGAAAGAACCGTGCGCCAGATGGTGCAGCGCGGCCAATTCGACGCGATACGCACTGGCGGCCGCAGAGGAATCAGGATCACGCGCGCCAGCCTCGAGCGGCTCGACGCCAGCGCGACCGAACGCGCGAGCTAGCAGCGTGAGCTGGCGCCGCATACGCGCCGGGTCCGGTCACCGCTACGTCGACGACGACGGCGAACCCGTCGACGGCGTCACGAAGGTGATCGGCGACGGCGTACCGAAACCGAACCTGATCGACGCAGCCGCACGCGAGACCGCCGCGTACGCGCTCGAGCATTGGGACGATCTCGCCGGGCAGCCGCTCGCGAAGCGTCTGCACGCGATCGAGCGCGGCCGCTTCGAGACGTGGGGGCGCGGCACGATCCGCGGTACCGCCGTGCACGACCTCGCCGCGAAGCTCGCCGCGGGCGCAGAGGTCGAGGTGCCCGACGAGCTACTCGGTCACGTCGACGCGTACCTGCAATTCGTCGAGCAGTGGCACGTCGAAGAGATCGCGGTCGAGGCGATGGTGCTCTCGCGCCGCTGGCACTACGCCGGCACACTCGACCTGCTCGCGCACGTCGACGGGGGGGGGGGGGCTGACGGCGTCTCGCTGATCGACTGGAAAACCGGCGCCAGCGGCGTCTGGCCGGAAACCGCGCTGCAGCTCGCCGCCTACGCCCACGCCGAGACAATCGTGCTCGACGACGCCGAGCAGCCGCTCCCGCCGATCGCACACGCGTACGCGGTGCACCTCCGGGCGGACGGGTACAGCGTGCACCCGGTCGACGTCAGCGACGAGACGTTTCGGTCGTTTCTGTACGCGCAGCAGGTCGCACGATTCCGGGCGCTGCCGCGCACCGCGACGATCGGCGACGCGCTCGATCCTCCGCCGTCGCTCGAGGTCGCGTCGTGACGGCGCTTGTGCGTGTCGCCGACCCGCCCGCGCGCGCAGGCGTACAGCTCCCGAGCGCGCGCGGGTGGATCGACCTGCTCGCACCCGCGGCGGAGCTGGCACGCACGATCGCGCCGACCGATTTCGTGCCGCGCAATTACCGCAACAACCCGCCCGCGATCACCGCCGCGATCCTGTACGGCGACGAAATCGGACTCGGACCGCTCGTCGCGGTCAATCAGATATTCGTGATCGAGGGTCGAGTCTTTATCGCGGCGGAGGCGCAGCGGGCGCTCGTGCTGCGCGCCGGGCACGAGATCGTGCTCGAGGAATCGACGAGCGTGCGCGCCTGCTGGGCAGGCGTACGCGCCGGCGGACAGAAGGTGACGCGCATCGTCTGGACGATGGACCGCGCCCGCCGGGCACGGCTCGACGGCAAACCCAATTGGCGCAGCTACCCCGAACAAATGCTGAGCGCCCGCGCGTCGGCGGAGCTGTGCCGCGCCATCTTCGCCGACGCGATACACGGTCTCGGCGCGATCGAGGAATACGACGGCGACGACGGTCTCGACGGCGCGACCTCGAGCGCGGCGACGCCCGCGCCGCGTACCACTCGGTCGCGTCGGCGAGCGGTAGCGGCGGCAGTCGTGGCACCTGACCCCGGTCCGGGGACGGCGCCCGAGCTGCCGCCACTACCCGGCGAGACCGACGTCGCGGCGGTCGACCTAGCGGACGCGACCCGCGACGACGAGCAGGCGGCGCAGCTGATCGAACCGCGGCAGCTGCGCCGCCTGCAGTCACTTATGCGGACTCGCGGTATCGGCGACCGCGCGGACCGGCTCGCGCTCGCGTGCGAGATCATCGGCCGCACGGTCACGACGTCGAAAGAGCTGACCGAGATCGAGGCTGACCGGGTGATCGACTATCTCGAGCACCTCGAGCCCGCGCCGCCATACGCGCACGACGAGACCGAGCAGGCGCCCGCACCGCCCGACGAGCCGGGCACGTTGCCGGTATGACGCTCGCGCTCGTTCTCGCTGCCCTAGCCGTCGCTCTCGTCGTCGTCGTGCTCATCGTCGGCGCCCGGCACCGCCACCGCGGCGACGACGCCTGGGCGGACCTCGTGGCGTGGCACGACCACCAGCAGGCGCTCGGCGACGTCACCCGACCCGAAGGCGACCGGTGAACGTCGGCCGCCTACGCGAGCTGGCGCAATACGTCACGCCCGGACCCTGGCAGCTACGCCGCTCGAGCGTCGACGGCGCGCTCGTGCTCTACGACGTCAGCGACGACGGCGAGCCGTACCCGCTCGCGCTGATCTACGCCGGACACGATCTCGGCCTGTACCTCGAGCAGTGCGCGCCTGCGCTGCTGCTCGCGGACGAGGCGACGCCGTGAGACTCGCCGACCTCCCGGCCGACGATCGTCGCCAAGTCGTCGCTGCGCTCGCTGGCAAGGCGGGACCGCGGCGACGTCGGGTCGGTTCCGCGGCCGCATCGGCTGGAGCGACGCCGCGCTCCGATGCTTGCGGCGCCGTAACAGAGCCGCGGAACCGAACCCGACCGGACCGCTACCGCTGCCACACCTGCGGCGCTACCTTCACCGCGTGGGCGCCTGCGCAACGGCACGCAGACACGCACCACGGCGCCCGAATCGACCTCGTGAGGCTGCAGTGATGCCGTGGCACCTCGTGCAAGGCGAAGCCGGCGACGACCTCGCCGGCGCGCTCAAACGGTACCTAGACGGCGATCTCGAGGCCGTCGAGATCGCGCCCGAGACGTACGCGCTGACAGACCCGCGGATCGACCCGCGAAAACGGGCGCGGCGGGCGCGTCAGAAACGATGGCGCGCTAGTGCACGCGAACGACAAAACGACGCGCCCGAAAACGACGCGCGCGACGCGGAAAACCCCGAAAATTTGGCTGCTGGGGTTGGGGTGGGGGGGCTTTATAGCCCCCCCTTCACCCCGCCACGCGACAAAACGACGCGCGACGACGCGACGCGCGACGACGCGACGAGAACGACGCGCGACGCGTGGGATATCCCGCCGCTCGACGACGACGAGCGCGCCCGCGCGAAAGCGGCTGGACTCGCCACCCGCACGCAGCATTTCGGACCGAAACCGTGAGGCAACCTGTGCGGGGTAGTCACGACGGCCGCGGACCTCGCGCGCGGGCGGTCTATTGGCTGTACGACGAGCACGACGCGCTGCTGTACGTCGGCAGCACCTTCAATCCGAAGCAGCGGTGCCAACAGCACGCGAGCGACAAATGGTGGTGGGTACACGTCGACGTGATCGAGGTGCAGTGGCACGACTCCGAAGCGGCCGCGAATGCGGCGGAACGGGCGGAGCTGCGCAGGGCGCCCGGCCGCCACAACCGCGACGACCCGGCCGCCGGCTACTACGCACCGCGCGACGACCCGCGCGTCTGCGAGGTCGTGCAGCTGCGCGGCTCAATCGAAGACCTGCTCCACGAGCTGGAAAAGCTCTACGACGAGGCAGATACCTAGTGGACGTCGTAACGACGGCGGACGTGGAGCAGCTCGACGCGGTGCGGCTGCAGACGATGGTCGTTGGTCTCGTGACGGGCGTGCTGTTGCATCTGGGGCAGCTCGAGGTCGAGATGCTGCACGACGGCTCGAGGTTCTGTAATGCGGTGCAGGTCCGTAATCCGCGTACGGCGACGACGCTCGTCGTCTCGGTCGATATCGCGCCATGATGACGGCGCTCGAGGTGGCCGCGATCCGGTACGCCCGCGCCGTGACCGCGCACAACGGCGCGAACGGCCGCACCGCGCTCGAGCTCCTCCTAGAGCGTGAGGCAGCCGAGCACGACCTGCTCGTGCTCGCGGGTGAGGTCTGCCCGTACTGCAGCGACGGCGACTGTCCGGGCACGATCAGCGGGCAGAGCGCGGCCGTCGATACCGCGCCGCTATGACGACCCGGCCGCGCCTGCTCGACCTCTACTGCGGCGCAGGCGGCGGCGCGGTCGGCTACTGGCTCGCCGGATTCGACGTGACGGGCGTCGATATCGCGCGGCAGCCGAACTACCCGTTCCGGTCGGTCGTAGCTGACGCGCTGACGTACCCGCTCGACGGCTACGACGTCGTGCACGCGTCGCCACCCTGTCACGATCACTCGACCCTACGGAGTACGTACAACGCGCACGGCACCGGCTGGCTACTCGCCGCGACGCTCGACCGGCTCGCCGCGCACGGCGCGCCGTGGATCGTAGAGAACGTCGGCGGCGCCCGCGCCGAGATGGGCGGCGCATGGGTGACGCTATGCGGCTCGTCATTCGGGCTCGGCGTCCGCCGGCATCGACTGTTCGCTACGTCGTTCGCGCTGCTCGTACCGCCGTGCGCGCATTATCTGCAACCCGAACCCGTCGACGTGACGGGAGGCGGACCGCTCGCCGGCGGTAGCCGGCCAGGTCACCGCAAACCGCGAGGACTCAGCGAAGCGCGCGCCGCGATGGGGATCGGATGGATGACACGCGCCGAATTGAATCGAGCGATCCCGCCCGCGTATACCGAATTCATCGGCGAGCAGCTGCTCGCATACGTCGAGATGATCGCGTGACGACGACGCACGGCGTCGCTCGAGCGACGGGCGTCACCTACCGGCAGCTCGACTACTGGGCACGGCTCGGTCTCGTCCGCCCGCTCGGCAACGGCAGCGGCTCAGGCGTCGCGCGCCGCTGGCCAGAACGCGAGCTGCGCGTCGTCGCGCTGATCGGTCGGCTCGTCCGCGCCGGTCTCACACTCGACGCAGCCGCCGGCGCAGCACGCACCGCCGCGACCGCGCACGACCTCCACGACGTCGAGACCGTACGCGTGCAGCTCGCGCCCGGCGTGCACCTCGAGGTAATACTCAGACCGTGAGGCAACCGACCACGACCGAGCGCGGACTCGGCAGCCGCTGGCAACGCCTACGCCCGCTCGTCCTACGCCGAGACCGCTACCGCTGCGCCTGCGGCAACTACGCCGATACCGTCGACCACGTCGTACCGCGCGTCGAAGGCGGCGCACCGTACGACCCGGCGAACCTGCGGGCCCGCTGCCGACGCTGCAACTACGGCGACGGCGGCCGCCTCGCACACGCCCGCCGAGCACGCCGCACGCTCGGCCTACCGTCGAGACAATGGTGAGGTGAGACCTATGGCACTAACCGCACGGCAACGCGCCGCGCTCCCGCGCTCAGCCTTCGCGATCCCGAGCCGACGCGCCTACCCGATGCCGACGAAGGCGCAAGCACGACGCGCCGGGATCAGCGAAGCACAACGGATGCGCACGCACCGCAACGCGCTGAGCCGAGCCGCGCAACGCAAGACAGGCGGCAGCTACGCCAAGATGGCGAAAGTCGCGCACGCACGTACAGGCGGCAAGCTCGGCCGCCACAAGTAGCACCGCTGGCGCTGCCAACAAGTAGAACCAAACGCGGTACCGGCAATCCGGCACTGCCGGGCGCGGCAGACGGCGTGCCAGCGCGCAGCTCGGGCGGCTGCAGCCGACGGCGCGTTTTTTGGGGCGGGGTGCCGCGCTTGATCGTCGTCCGCCAACGTTTCTCTCCACGGCGCCGCGTGGACCCTCGAAGCGCCAGACGGCCGCTAGCGGCGCTCTGGCTCGATCTGTCACGCTCTGACCGTGGCAGGCGTACGTCGCGTGCGACGCTCTTTGGACGTGACCGTGCGGGCGCTGCGGCGTGCTGGGCGGCTCGAGCGGGTCGACGAGGCGCTGATCGGTCTCGCTCGCACGTTGGCGGATGAGATCGACGACGAGCACGCCGAGCCGGGCGGCAGTCGGTACATCACGGCGACGCTGGCGGGGCGGCTGGCGGCGGTGCTCGAGCAGCTGCGTGGCGGACCGGTCGCGCCGACCGGTGAGGATTCGTGGGATGCCGCGTTTGCCCGTTTGTCTGCCTCGCTTCGCGACGAGCAGGAATAGCGACCGGGCGACGGTCGGGCTCGAGGTCGCGACGTTTCTGGCGCTGCTGCGCAACGGCGGCCGCCCGTATCCCTGGCAGCGTCTCGTCGGCGACGTCAGCGGCGAGATCGACGAGTCAGGCGTCGGGTACGCGTATCCGATCGTCGTGCTCGTCGTGCCGCGCCGTGCGGGGAAGACACTGCTCACGCTGGCGCGCGGGCTGGCGGGCGCTCGACGGCAGCGTGACCTGCGCGCCTGGTACACGGCGCAGCGACGCGAAGACGCGGCGCGCACGTTCCGCGACGAGTGGGTGCCCGCGATCACGTCGAGCGACCTGCTCGATTCGCAATTTCGGCTGTATCGCGGCGCCGGGAAAGAGGGCGTTTGGGCGCGGCGCGGGTCGTCGCGCCTGCAGATTTTCCCTCCGACCGAGACCGCGCTGCACGGTCACAATGCCGATCTCGTCGTCTTCGACGAGGCGTGGGCGTTCGACACGCTGCAAGGCGACGCGCTCGAGGCCGCGGCACGCCCGGCGCAGCTCACGCGGCCGTGGCGGCAGCTGTGGATCGTGTCCGCGGGCGGCACGGTCGAGTCAACGTGGCTGGATCGGTGGATGACGTTAGGGCGGCAAGGCGCGCAAGGCGTCGCCTATTTCGAGTGGTCCGCTGACGATCAGGCAGCCGATTACGACCCGGCCGACCCGGCGGTGTGGCGGGCGTCGCACCCTTCGCTCGGGTACGGATTCCGCGAGGACGAGCTCGCGGTGCTGTGGGCGACGAAAACCTCGACCGCCGAATTCGAGCGGTCGTACCTGAATGTCTGGCCGCGACCGTCTGAGATCGTGGCGCAGGCGATACCGCTCGAGGCGTGGGCGGCGTGCGTCGACGACGCGTCGACGATCGACGAGGGCACGTCGATCAGCTGGGGTGTCGACGTGACACCGGAGCGGCATCGGGGCGCGATCGCAGCGTGCGCGGTGCGGGGCGACGGCCGGGTGCACGTCGAGATCGTCGAGCACCGGCCGGGCGTCGATTGGCTCGTGCCCCGCGTCGCGCAACTCGCCGCGCAGCACCGCTCCCGCTGCGTCGCGCTCGATCCGGGCGGACCCGCGGGCGCGCTCGCACGCGACCTCGAGGCGGCCGTGCAGGTACCGGTCGTCGTCGTCGGCGGCCGCGACTACGCCCACGCCTGCGCCGGGCTGTACGACGACGTAACCGCGACCCGGCTCGTGCACCGCACGCAGCTCGTGCTCGACGACGCAGTGACCGCGGCGCGCCGGCGCACGATCGGCGACGTCTGGGTATGGGCGCGCCGTTCGCTTGCGGATATCTGCCCGTTAGGTGCGATCACGGTTGCACGGTTCGCGGCGACCGACGTCCGCGGCCGCGTCGCGAGCTGGACCGCCTACTAGCTCAGTCGCCGACGTCGCTATCGGGTGCGCCGACGTCGAGCTGCGCCGCGTCGGCGTCTGCGTGCGCGGCTTGCGCCTCGAGGTCGGCCGCCTGCGCGCGCAGCGCCGCGGCTCGTGCCTGCAGCTCGTCTTGTTTCTCGTCCGGGTCGACCGGGGTGCTCACGCCCGGAGTATCGCACGGCTCGGCACCCTGCGACTAGTGACTAGGCGTCTGGGGACTAGTTGTGGAAAACTCCGGGCGTGCGACTGTGGCGTGCGAAACCGCCACCCTTGCCGGATACCCGCGCGCAGGTCGCAGCCGCGCCGACGCTGCCGATCGGCGGCGCAGGCGGCCTCGAGATGCTCTGGGCGGCGATCGCAGCCGGCGTATACGGCGGCGCAGGCGGCGTACCGCCGAGCATGGGCACCTCGAGCGCGCCGCTGTATCCGATCTCAGAGTCTGAGGTGCTCGCGATCCCTTCGGTCTCGGCGTCGCTGTCGCTGATCTCCGCGTTCGTCGTGCAGATGCCGCTGCAGGCGCTCGACGAGACGCAGGTACCCGCGCAGCCGGTCGTACCGACTCCGCCCATCCTGCGCGCGCCGACCGGTGACCCGCGCGCGACCGGTCTCACGCTCGCCGATTGGGAAGACGAGGTGATACGCGATCTAGGCCTCTGGGGGAACTACGTCGCGGTGCTCGGCGATCTCGGGTGGGATGGTTGGCCGCGCGTCATGTATCCGATCCGCGCAGGATGGTGGGCGATCGTCGTCGAGCAAGGCCGCGTTATCTACCGCATCGGCGGCGACGACTACGACCCGAGCGAGATCTTCCACGTCGCGATCAACCGCGGGACCGGTGAGCTGATCGGCCGCGGTCTGCTGACCGGCAATTCGGATCTCGTCGCCGCGGCAGTCATGGCGGAACGGTTCGCGGCGCGGTATTTCCAGACCGGCGCGGTACCGAGCGTGCACGTCGAGCACCCGAACCCGGACCTCACGCAGACACAAGCCGACGACCTCAAATCGAAATTTCTCGCGTCGGTCGCAGGGTCGCGCGAGCCGGTCGTAACGCCGATGGGCACGAAAATTACGGTGCTGCCCAATGACGCGGTGGCGGCGCAGCTCGTCGAGGCGCGCAAGTGGAACAATCAGGCGCTCGCGCTCGCGCTCGGCGTACCCGCCACCATGCTCGGTCTCGACGCACCCGGCATGATCTACCGGAACCTCACGCAAGCGAATCAGCAATTCATCGAGACGACCGTGCAGCGGTACATACTGCCGGTCGAGCAGCAGCTGAGCGCGCAGACACTGCCGCGCAACCTAAGCGCACGGTTCGATCCGGTCGGACTATTACGCCCCGACGTCAACGACCGCGCGACGCAGGCGATCGCGCTCTACAGCGCGGGCGTGATCGATCTTGACGAGGCGCGCGCGATGATCGACCTACCGCAGGCATCGGACGAGCTAGCCGCGGCGCAGGCAGGCACGACCGCATCGTCTGACGTCGTACCGCCGGCTGCGCCGGCGGGCGTACCGGCGCCGCTCGCCGCGCAGGTTTCGGGCGTGCTGCCGTTCGCGTCGATCGTGGGAGGCTGACGTGAGACCGATGCTCGAGCACTACGTGCGGCAAGCGGCGCTCGAGGTCGACGGCGACGGCCGCACGCTGACCGGGTACGCGGTGCCGTACGGCGTCGCGGCGGAGGTCGACGACGGCGACGGTCCGTACCTCGAGCAATTCGATCGCGGCTCGTTCCGGCACGTCGTGCGGGCGCCGCGCGTCGTGCAGCTGCGGTACCCGCACGGCCGCGACCTCGCAGGGTGGGTAGGGAAGACGCTCGAGCTCGTCGAGCGTGAGCGCGGCCTATGGGGGCGCTGGCGGCTCGACGACCCGGCCGAGCATCCCGACGCCGCGCTCGTCGCCTACAAGGTCCGCGACGGGCAGCTGCCCGGTCTGAGCGTCTCCTTCGAGCCGGGCGCCACCCGCGAGCTACGCCGCGACGGCCGCGTGCTGCGCGTGCGCCAGACCGTACGGCAGCTCTTCCACGTCGCGCTCGTGCCCGACCCTGCGTATCCGCCCGTCGAGCCGCTCGCAGTACGCAGCAGCTCGACGCCCGGCGCCGACCGCGCGCGCAGCTGGCGGAATGACTGGACCGAATGGCGGCGCAGTCTTACGCTCACGCCCGATAGCCGACACCCTGACGGCTGACGGTCGACACCCGCGGGCGCGCTCGCGACACCCGGCGATCAGGCGCAGACACCCGGCGCAGACAATCCCTGCGTTACGGAGGTCTACGACCATGCCTACGCCCGTACCCGGATTTATCGAGCGCCTCGAGCGTCAACGCGACGGCGCGCTCGCCACGATCGACGGAATTCTTGAACGACTCAACGACGAAGACCGCGAGCCGACCGAGATCGAGCAGCAGACGCTGACCGACGCCCGGCAGACGCTCGAGCGCGCGCAGTCGAGTACAACCGAATGGACCGAGCTGCTCGAGACGCGCGCGGGCGGCGACGAGATCCGTAACCGCGTGCACGGCGCGCTCGCACGTTCCGGGCAGGCGCAAGGCACCCGGCGCGTCGAGCGCGAACCTGAACGGCTCGAGGTAACCGAGATCTGGCGCAGCGCGGGCGAATACGCCGCGGACTACGTGATCGCGCACGGTCACGATCTCGGGTACGGCTCAGAGCGTGACGCCGAGCGCGCCCGGCAGCGGTTCGAGCGTGCCCGCGCGCTCGACCGCGCCGATCAGACGACCGGCGATACGCCCGGTCTGCTGCCGACGCCGATACTCGGACCGGTCGTTACCTTTCTGCCGACCGTCCGGCCGTTCCTAGGGTCGATCGCGTCGCGGCCGATGCCTGCGAGCGGTAAGACATTCTCCCGGCCGGTCGTCGCGCAACACACAACGGTCGGACCGCAATCAGCGGAGAAAGTCGCGCTGCCGTCGCAGAAAATGACGATCAACCCGCTGCAGGTAACCAAGGGCACCTACGGCGGCACGCTCGATATCAGCTTCCAAGATCGCGACTGGACCGACCCGGCAATTCTGCAGATCGTAATTGAGGATCTCGCAGCTGAGTATGCGTACGCGACCGACGCCGCGGCGTGCACCGCATTCAAGGCGGCCGTCACGGCGACGATCGCGCTCGCCGATGCGACGCAACCCGCGGCATGGTTGGGTGCGATCTATTCGGCGGCGTCGTCGATCGCGGCGAGCACCGCGAACCGGCTACCTGACACGCTGTGGGTGAGTACCGACGTCTGGCGTGCGCTCGGAATGTTGAGCGACACGCAAGGGCGGCCGTTGTTTCCGGTGCTCGGTCCGATCAACGCAGACGGCACGATGCAGCCGGGCGAATGGGCAGCGAACCCGTTTGGTCTGCGGCTGATCGTCGACAACAACCTAGGCGTAAAGACCGCGATCGTCGGTCTGTCGAGCGCGACGGAGTATTACGAGCAGATCGGCGGTCTCGTCAGCATTACCGAGCCGTCGATTCTCGGGTATCAGGTCGCGTACTACGGCTATTTCGCGTCGGCGACACCCGCGCCGAGCGCGTTCCGGTCGATCGTGATTACGACGATGCCCGCGGTTGCGGAGGTCGAAGGTCTCGACGAGCCGACCGCAGACGACGAGACGCCCGCAGACGGCGGCGTGAGCGGCGGCCGCTCGCGCGCGAGCAGATAGGGAGGCACGGCGTACCCGGCGCCGTAATTGCGCACGGCGCCGGGCGCCACCCGCGATGAGTCTGTATCTGACGCTCGATCTCTTGAAGCAGTACCTGCGGATTACCGACACGATCGACGACGCGCTGCTGCAGTCGATCTGCGACGCGGTGGAGGCGCAACAATTCGCACGCCTGCGCGCCGACGCGTATAGCGGCACGTTCTACCGGGCGCAGCCGTCACCCTTCGAGCAGCTCGGCGTCGTCTTCGACGCCTACGGCTACGGCGTCGGACCGTTTACGTGGACGTTCGGTGACGGTATGCCCGACGCGACGACGGCCGCGGGCGAGACCGCGATCGGTCACGTATACGACGCCGCAGGCACGTATGCGACGACGCTCGAGGCACCCGACGCGACCGGCGCGCTCGTCGTGCTCGCGTCGCTGTCGCTCGACGTACCGCTGACCGCGGCCGTCGCCGATGGCAGCGCGGTACTCGCGGTGCCGTACGACGTGATGCTCGCCGCGCAGCAGCGCGGCGCCCGGCTGTACGCCCGGCGTGCCAGCCCGGAGGGGATCATTCCGTTAGGTGATCTCGGCGTCGCTCGTGTCCCGCGTTTCGACGTCGATATTGACGCGCTCGAGTCGCCGTGGCGTGACGTGGTGCTCTCGTGAGCGCGACCGTCCGCTGCGTCGATATCGACCTCGCGGCGGTGCGCGTCGCGCTCACGCAGGCGCTCGAGGCGCAGACCTTCGAGGGTGCGCCGCTGCGCGTCGCGCCGTGGCTGGCTGATACGTGGGCGCCGCCGTGCGCGCTCGTCGGCGCATTCTCGATCACGTTCGAGGACACCGCGTATGCGGCGCTGCCGACCGCGGCCGTGATCGTCAAGCTCGTGGTCGGCGCGCAGGCGCAACGACCGGCGCAGCTCGCGCTCGACGAGCTGCAGACGGTCTACGCGTCGGCGTTGCTCGCCGATCGCACGCTCGGCGGCGTCGTGACCGACGTACGCCCGGTGCGTACGACCGCGGTGCTCGTGTTGCGCGGATCTCAAGAGCTCCCGGCCGCAGATTGCGAGACCCTGATCGTCTTTTAGGAGGCAACCGATGGCGAACCCTGCGTTTATTTTCGTCAATCCGACTGTCACGATCGGATCGACACCGACCGACGTGACGTGCGAACTCTCGAAGGCGGAGCTGACGCCGAATATCACGATGATCGACGTCGGTTCGCTGTGCGGACCGGCTGAGCTGCCCGGCGATATCAAGTGGACACTCGATCTCGACGGATTTCAGGCGTACGGCGCGACCGATCTGCTCATGTATCTGTTCACGAATGCGCGGACACAGCAGCCGTTCACGCTGCTCTGTAAAGACTCGCCCGTAGGCGTCACCAATCCGACGTGGAGCGGTACGGTCGTCTGCGTTCCCGGTCAGGTTGGCGGCACGCAGGCACAGGCGGCAGTGTTCACTGTGTCGCTACCGCTGATCGGCGCGCCGACATACATGACGACGCTCGCCGCGGACGAGAGCGACGCGTCGAGCAGCTCGAGCCGCTCGAGCGTGCCTGCAGCAGCGAGCGCGTAAACCGATGGCGGCGACGGTCCGCAGCTCGGCTATGGCGATCGACGTCGAAGGTCTGGCGCCGCTGCTGCGCGCGTTCAACACGTACGGCAGCGAGGCGAACGCCGAGCTGCGCACCGCGTCGCGTGCCGTCGCGCAGCGCGCCGTCGACGGCGCACAGCAGCTCGGCGCGAGTGTCGGCAGGCAAGCCGCGCTCGCGGCGACGTCGCTGCGCACGACCTCCGATCGGGTGCCGTCGCTGCTGTACGGCGGCGCGAAGCGCGTCGGGAAACGTAAGACACCGGTCGGCGTGCTGATCTTCGGCGCCGAATTCGGCGGCCGTGGCAGTCCGAAGACGATGCAGTTTCTGCCGCACCGCGGCCGCGACGGCTATTTCCTATTCCCGACGCTGCGGGCGCAAGGGCCAGCTGCGACGCTCGAGTATCTGCACGCGCTCGACGCGCTCGGCGCGCGTTGGGCGACGGGCGGCGTCGTGTAATGGCGACCGACATTCGCTCGCTCACTGTGCGGTGGATCGGCGACGCGACGTCGCTCGTGCGGTCGACGAAGACCGCGAGTAGCGCGGTCAGCGGCGCGGGGAAGCAGATCGAGGGCGCCGGGCAGAAGATGGGCGGCGCCTTCGGGAAGGTCGGGCAGCTGCTCGGTACGTTCAATCTGCCATTCTCGGGCGCCGCGAAGAAGATGCAAGGCGAGCTCGGCAATCTCGAGCAGGCAGGCGTGACGTCGGGCGCCGGTATCGGCGGCGCGATGACCGCGGGTATGGGCGTCGCGGGCGCGGCGGCCGTCGAATTCGCGCGCGAGTCCATACAGGCGGCGGAGGATTTCAATAAGGCGCACGAGCGGCTCGCGGTCGTGGTCGGCAACGTCGGCGAGTCCATGAAGACCGAAGGCGGCACGATCGAGGGCGCAGACTCGAAGCTCGAGAAACTCGGTTTCAGCTCCGCCGATACGGAGGGCGCGCTCGCCAAGCTCGTACCGGTGACGCACGACGTCGGGAAGGCGACAACGCTGCTCGGCGTCGCGACCGACGTCGCCCGCGCTCGGAATATGACACTCGACGGCGCGACGTCGCTGCTCGTCGCGGTCGAGGGCGGCCGCCTCAAAGGTCTAAACAAGCTCGGGATCGCGACGAAAGACGCGAGCGGTCACACGATCACGGCCGCGGAAGCGGTCGTGAAACTCAACGCAGCTTTTGGCGGCGCCGCGTCGCAGTACGCCGATACGTACGCAGGCAAGCTCGCAGTAATGAAGGCGGAGACGACCGATCTCAAGGTCGCGATCGGTAATCAGCTGATCCCGGTGCTCTCCAATTTCGCGGGTGGTGTGACCATCGCGCTCAACGGTCTAGACACCGCGTCGCACGCTATCCATATCAATCTCGGGCGCGTCGCGTCTGACGTGTTGTCGCTCGGTCTCGACGAATTCCGACGCAAGATCGAAGACTCGAGTAAGTCGACGAACACGGCCGCAGAGGCGCAGAAACGGCTCTCGGCGGCGACGCAGGCGTACGCAGACGATCTCGCCGCGGGTGATACGCAATCGCGCAAGGCATACGACGACCGTCAGGCATATACCGACGCGCAGAAGGAAGCGAAGACGGTTACCGATGGTCTGACCGCGGCGGCGACGACGGCGACGGGCGCGCAGCAGCAGCAGACCGCGGCGGATAAGGCGGCGGCGAAGGCGTCAGCCGCGAACGCGAAGGCGCAGCAGACCGAGACCGACGCGATACTCGGTACCCGCGACGCGAATATCGCGCTCGATAATGCGACGCTCGGCGTCTCCGACTCGCTCGATACGTATAACGCGAAGGCGCTCATCGCGGTACAGGCGGGC